AACTGCATCCACATTCTCGTCGGAGATAACGCGAGTAACTGGCGTATTCTTTTTGACTTCTGCGTTGACGCTGGTTTCCGCTTCAACGCCAGGAAATCCGTCTAGCGGCCCCTGATCGGGTAAACCGTTCCGAGTCTCAACGACGATGTTGAAATAATTGAATGAGCCGTCATCGTTCTGAACTGGAGTCCCATCCAGCTTTACCGACTTCAAGCCGTCAGCAAGGCCGCCAGAAGGACCGCGCGTAATCAGGTCAATGATATTGACGCGAGAAACAGTGCGAAGTGAATTGGGAGTATCGAACGGGCTAGCCTGCGAGCCGCCGGACGACTTACCGCCGCCGCCACCAGTACCCGGCCCAGTCCAAGTAGAGGCTAGTTTGGCGGGATCGCTAGACGGATCTGCAATCCTATCCGAACTAATGCCGCCGGAGATAACAACCGAGCCAGTCCATGCTCGCCCGTAAAGACGCGGTACAGGCCCGCCCTCTGCATCAACATTGGCGGTAGAGCCGAATAGGAACGATTCTCGCTGATCGCCTGCCTTGCCGCCCTTGAGGGACGGGTTAGGGGCGAGCATTTGCGCAACGCCGGAAAGGACCAGACCGGCACCCATCAGGGCGATATTGCCGTATGTCGTCAGCCCGAAAAGCGTGGACGCGCCAAGACCGCCAGCAGGCCCGGCAAACACGAAAGCCGCAGCCATGATCGTAACGCCAAGGATGACCTTGAACGTAGGGCCCGCGCCTTCGGCAGCAGGAACAAAATGAATCTCCGAGCGGCCAAGACCGAACTTTAACTCATGCTCGTCAATTGCCCTGCCAGATTCCACCGGCCCGCGAATGACGTGCCACGCATCGGCAACTAGGTCATTCTGGAAACCCTTGAATTGCGAGGCGAGCGCACGCACGGCCTCGGCGGGGTTTCTAACGTCTAGCTGAAACTCGTGGCCGTATTTTTGGGCTAGCTGGCCATGCAGATAGACCTTACGCAGCAAAGCGTACTGCCCGCCTTACAAATCGCTGCCAGTTATTCAGCGGCTCCCGCTTTGATAGGTTTTCCGGGCTTCCGCCGGCGTGATGCAGAATGAGATTGTTTGCTTCCAATACGGCGCAATGATTAGGAACGCGGGCACCAATCTGCATGATCAAAATGTCATTCTCTTTCGCTTCGCTCGTATCAATTTGAAAACAGCCGGCAGCTTCCATGCTTTCGGAAATCAGGTCTTTTGGCTCGATGCCATCCCGCTTCTTCCACCATTCGTTATCGCGCGGAAATTCGGGCATCTTGATTTTGAACTTCTGCCAGCGCCATGAACGCACCAGCGAATAACAATCGAATACACCGTGCATGAACTTTCGGCCCAAGAGCGGAACATCCAGAAGATGATCGCCAAGCCACAGAGGCCCATGAGCGGCCTTGCCGTTCGTCCAGACGATGCCCCAAGGTATTGCTGTTCTAATCATGCCCTGCATATCGAGGGCTGATGGATGCGGCCCGTCGCCGTTTTGCGCAACGTGGCTATGCACGATGGCCTCGGCACCGATTAGAAGGTCTGGCTTGATCTTGAACGAGCGCTGCGGGTTATCTGCGATGTTCTCGCATTCGATATACTTCCCGCCCTTTATAACTGCGCAGCATTCGTTCGGGCTTTTGCGCATCGCATGATTGCGCGCGGCCAAGTCAACATCTTCGCCAAACATTATTGCCTAATCCGCGCAACGCCGGGGAACCCGCCAAAAGGAAGCGAGCCAGTTGGAAATCTTTTTTTGCAATCCGAAACGCGCTTGCCGCATACATCAAGAGACGGAACGGAAGTGGAATTACCATTCACGTCGAACATATCAACGCCGACATACGGGCAGCCAATGACTTTGGAATAACCGTATTCGCTGCCGTCCCAGAACCGATAGGTCCACTGGCAGGAGTTTTTCAGGACGGCATCGGTCGGCAGTAAAACGCCCTGCTGATCTATGGGAGAGGCTAATTCGTATTCAACAATCGTTTTTGTCTGAAGCGATTTGCGGTCTATCTTGAAAACGTCAACCTGATAATGGCTATCGGGATCTGCCTCTGGCTTTCCGTCAAGGAACCGATCAAACGTGCGCCAGCGAGTAAGCGTAGCGCCCACAAGATCGTTGTATTGGATATTCAATCCAGTAAATGAAAGATCGACGTTCGCCGTTCGGAATTTAGGTGTTGGTGCTGGCCCATCGCCGCCCCATTCCCACCCATCGGTTTCAAACGGGTGCGGAGTGTAGATATTACCCCGCCAAGTAACGGCCTCTGGAATAACCTCGCCGCTGGCAAACGTCACCAATGGCGCTGGAACGAGATAAAGAACAACACCGCCCAATGCGGTTAGATCAATGTCTATCAGTTCAACATGAGAGCCAAGTGAGGCTTTTTGAACATGCGCCTCAAGAGACAATATCAAACACCTCTTTCAGCGTAGCGGAGTAAGAACCGCCCACGCCATATTCATATCCATTCCGCCAGCCAGCACACGTCCACATGCGCTGCGCGCTATCGCCAGCTACCCAATATAAAAACGCCTCGTCGCCGCCATGAGACTCGAAAAAGCTATCCAGGTCTGCGGCTTCATCAAAGGTGAGATAATCCCAATTCAGAACAAGAGAGCGAGAGATGGAATTAATCCCATCCCTCGCCCGCTGAGAATATCCGTCACCAAATTGAGCCGTATTGACGGCTGCCGATGAGGTTCGATTTGTTCCGCTGGTCTGCGGGGTGACGGACGGATTAAAGGTATCCATTAAATAGCAGACGCCCTGTTTAGATCGCCGCCGGGACGCTGTTGCTTGATTAGCTCGCTGCGCACCATGCCGCGCACGGTGCCCTCAAGAGCCTTGGCCACAGATGATGCCCGAGTCGCGCCGGTTGGGTCGTTGCCGTTCGGGTCTTCCGGCAGTGAAATTTGCATCCCGCTCATGTCTATGTAGGTATCGCCTGATTTGGCACCGTCAGCCCTAACGCCGAGCTTCCCGCCGATACGAGTAAGCGGCATGATCGCCTCAGCCCCCGCCTCGCCCATCAAGCCAATACCCTTGGCGAATGGGAAGATTGTCGGACGGTCAACGACAGTGTTGCTGAAAGCAGAGATACCTGAACCAGCGAATACGTTGCCGTTGGCGTTTTTGAGAAAGGTGGCATCGCCAAGCATAGTCTGCTGGCCAAACTGGCCAATGCCGGAACCAGGAAGAAACCCACCGAGAATTGATTGCAGCCCGCGAGCGATAGGTACCGCAATCGTCATATTCACAATCATCTGCTCGATTGATCGAATGACGTTGAGGCCCATCTGCTTGAAAGCATCACCGGCCCGCGTAGCGCCCGATGCAATATCGACAAGAGGGTTTGAGATTCCGTTGGTGATGCCTTGGCCCAACGTATCCAGTTGCGTGCGAACAGAAGCCGATGACAATTCGAGTTGCTTGAGGCCAGGGAGCGCGGCAGCGGCAATCTGGTTTTGCATAGACAGAGCTTCAGTGTTCTTGGCTACCGCTGCGGTATGATCTGCCAGCAAGCGAATAGATGCGGGCATACTCGCCATAACTTGCTTGCGAATATCTGACTCGGTGGCGATACCGGCGCTTACCTTCGCGCTAGCAACGGCAGCCTCAGCCTTCAGGCGTGTCTCATCGACAATGGCTGATATTTGGCTTCGAGTCAGAAATTCGTTCTTTAGCGCGACGACATTTAGCTCACCAGTTTTTGCCCTTACCAATTCTTGCGCGGTAGCCAGATCGCCCAAGAGCGAAATCGCCTGAGAGTATCGAGCTATTGCCGCCTCATCCAAAAACGGGTTCTTAGTTGGCGCTCCTGTATCATGAGGAATCAGAGACGTTCGGGGCTGAGTAAGCTTATCACCCACTGGTACTGTTAGTTGTAGCGGAGCCCGCCCGCCTGTAATTGCTGCGTTGTATTTGTTCGCAAAGCCTGGAAGCGACTCAAAGAACGCAGCAATCCGTTTTACGTCCTCGATATCCTGCTTAATAGTGCTGGCGAAGACGCTGCCAATGGAGATAAACGCCGATTTTCCGTACTGCTCGATATTGGCCCAGGTCTTATTAAATTCCTTGTCCAATTCGCGTGCCGCATCGAGCTGAGCTTTCGTAAGCTTTGGAACGTTATCGGCAGCCCTTTGAATCGCAGAAGCGCCCTGCTCCATCAAGCGAACAAAGGACTCTGACGTTGGGAGCCCTGCCGCCTGCAAAATATTCAGCTTGGTAGTATCGTCGCGCGAGTTTTTAATCAGATCGGCAATTTTAAGAAACGTGCTTTGCGCATCGCCAAGTGCTACGGTGTTAGCTCGGAAAACCGTCAGCAAATCACCGCTGCCGTGTGTGGCTAATTCGATCTGCTGGTTAAGCTTAAAAAACCCATCCAGAAATGCGGAGGGATCAATACCCTTCTCGCCCGCAGCACCGACCAATCCCTGAAGGACCCCGCTATCTGTCCTTGTACGACTGGCAAGATCGCCCGTGCGCGCAATCTCCGCGTTGATGGAGCCGAGCTGTTGCGCAACCGCCCGTAGCTGAGTAATTGCGTAGCCCGTGACAAATCTGCGTGTCAGAGTATCGACAAAGCTGCGCGATGTTTGCTCCGCCTTTTGCACTTGCTGCTGGAAACGCTGCACCTCAGGGGTTGCGCCATTTCCTAGCTGCTTGCGAAATTCATCTGCAACTCCGGTTTTAAAACCCGAGGCAAAGTCTCTTGCCGCCGCAGTTGCTTTTTGAACGGACGCCAGGAAGCGATTTGCTGCTGTCGTAGCATCATTAAATCCCTTCTGTGCGCCAGTTGCGTCAACGCCAAGTTTTAAATCAGCCATCTACTTTTGAAATTCCTTTGTTGCCACGCGCTTTAGCCGCCAAGGCCCTGATCGGAGCGAAGGCAGCGCGAATCTTTCCGGGGCTAGCCGGTTGTGTCTTCTCTTGTGGTTTAGGTTCGTCTTTGCCGCCGAAGATCGCCTTCAGCATATCGACGCGGCCAGCGTGGGCGGCGATAATCGCTGGAATGGAGGTGTGAAGCGTTTGTTCTTCGCTCCACCCCATCCACCCAACGCCGATCTTAAATAGCCAGTCAGCAAATTCTGACTGGCTTACCCTTCCCCCGATGTTTTGTTGCCCTCGTCTGAAGGCTCGCGTCCGCCGTTCGATATAACCGCAATGTAATGCGAGAGCGATTCAACGAGGTTAGGCATCCCGGTTTTCATTACATCGTCTTCGACCTGAGAGTATTTCTTCTCAAGGCCGGCTGCGACAATCGTAACGTAGGCAGCGAATTTGAACCTCGCCAACTGGCTAAACGCCTCAGTCATTCCGCCAAGCGTATCAATCATGCGCATGGCATAGAGCGTCGAACGCAAGACTTCCTTGCGCCCGTTCAGTTCAATTTCAACCTCGCCGGGATTTACGGCCATCAATCACCTAATTTAGCTTGCCGAGACTTCGTTATACGTTGCCGGGTTCACGCCGATATTGACCGTAGCGCCGACCGGGTTATTCGGCCCGCCCATATCGACGGTGTAGGACATGACCTTGCCCTCAAACGTGATCGTGGTCGGGCTCGTCAGCGGTGCGATGTCATCGTTGAGAACAATCTTGAAATTGTAATCATCGTCGCTATCCGCTGCGGTCTTGATAAGCGCCTGCCCGGAATCTTCTGGATCGCGGTTGAGCTTCACCTGCAACTGCGTAGAAGTCTTCGTGCCCTTCAGTGTGCGCTCATTGCGGTCGCCAATCGAGGTAATCGTGATCGGCGTATAATTCGGGCCGACCGAACCAAGATCGTTGATTTCGCCAACTTCTTCGTATGTATCCGGCGACGGCGAAGCGCCCGGAGGCGCAATATAAAGTTTAGAACCGGCTGTTGCTCCAACGGCCATTTAATCAATCTCCATAATATAAAGTGATCGGCTGTTAGGCCGGGTTTTTCGCGTAGCAGACATAGGCAACCCGAACGGGTAGCATCCACCACGCCTTGGTTTCCGCGTCCTGCAGATAAGGCAGGCGTGACGGAGGGTCTTGAATTTCAATAGTGAAATTGTTTTTGGTTAAACGAGTGCCGCGCTTGAACTTGGCAATAATCTGTTCTGCAATCGCTATGGCAGCAGGTTCGCCGGCACCATTCCCGATGAATACGTCT